CCCCGCCGTTGAACGTGTGCATCCCGGTCCACGTCGGCGAGATGCTGAGGTCGAGCTCGTCTGTCTGGATCGAGTTGGATTCGACGCCGACCGTCACCGACCCGCCGAGTGATACCGCACCCGCAGAGATCGCGTTCCCGCCGTTGATCGTGAGACTGTCGTTCTCCAGCCTGTCCTGATCGAGGTGGCCGGCCGATTCGTCCCAGATGACTTCGCCGTCGTCTGCGACCAGGTCAGCGCCGAGTGTGAGGTCGTTCCCGGTCGCGACCAGTAGGTCGACGTGGGATTCGAGCCGTGTATTCGTGATGCCACCAGACCCGTCGGCTTCAGCGTAGGCTTTCAGGTACGACGACCCATCGAGAGCCATCAGGTACGACTGTTCGGACCCATTTACCGGCGAGGATGTCACAGACATGTCTACGAGCGTCTGTTCTCCCGAGTCTGCGCTCATCTGGATTGTCCGACCGCCACCGAGTATCATGTCCTGCTTGAGAGTGAACGCGTCGTTGATGTCGGGGAAGGTCGTCCAGTCGGCGGCACTCGTGTCGACCCCTACAACGGTCGTCCCACCCGTCGTCTCAATAGCGACATCGCCAGCAGCTTCGGCGAGTTGACCGGCTGAGCCGATGTTCAGGCCGTCCAAGTTGATCTCGTCCTGGCCGCCGGCCTCGTGGTTATCGACGTGTTCACCGAGCTCGGCGTTCAGGGCGTCGACGTCGGTCGTCACCGCCCACATCGCCCAGTTGTCGTATTCCGCGATCGGCTGTTCGCCGGCCGCGTAGCTCTCGTCACCTTGCGTGGGCTCGGTGCCGGAATCGGTCCAGGTCCAGGATTGCAGTGTAATTGCGTCGGCCATGTTTGGAGTGGGTCGTTGTTAGCGAGCTATTCTTCGTTCATGTCGCGGTACATCTCGAGGTACTGGATCGCGGCGTGGTTCTTCTGCACCCCGCGTTCGAGCGCCTCGGACTGTCCGCGCAGGTCTTCTATCTGTTCGGTTAGCTGTTCGCGTGCGGTCTCCAGACTCTCTTTGACGCCCTCGGTGTCGTCGTCGACGACCTCGATGATCACGCCACCCTCCAGTTGCTGGAAGACGGTCGTCTCATCGTCGACATCCTCAAGTCGGCTGATCGTGAGGTCCAGCCCGTCTACTCGCTGCTCCATCGACGAGATGTTACGAATCGCCGTCTCGTACTGCTGGGACATCGACTCGACGCTCTGCTGTTTCTGCACAAGCGCGCTCGTTGCACGGTCGTACTCGCTATCTCCACCGACCGCGTTGAGAACGCGCTTGGCCTCCTCTTTCCCCTCAGCGACGGCGTCGAACTCGGGGTCAGCGAGGTCATCAGCCTCGACCAACTCGATGCCACCAGCAGCGTCCGGCTCCTCGTCGCCGGTCAGGTCAACGTCTACTTCTCTGTTGTTTTCGGACATTGTCATTTACTCGGTTACAGTAGACCCGAGTACGTGCCGTTCTCGACGCCGTCTGTCGAGTCGTAGTACCCTTTCGTCGGGTCATTTGTCCCGTTACTGTAATCTTGTGCTGACCGATATGTAAAGGTTCCTCTCTCCTCGGCCAGCGCCTTGATTCCAGCCCCACGAACCTCGTCGACGAACGTCCTGAAGTCGTTGGCTGTCACCTCGGCCTCGTCGAGGGCGTTGTCGGATATCTGGATCGTGAACCGCGCCGCCTCGGTCGCGAAATCCTCCTCGATAGCGATCTCACTCGCATTCGTATCGAGCAAGATCGCCGCCGTCTCCTTGATCTCGTCTATGGTGGCACCTCCGATGTACTTCTTGAGCTGGACTTTGAGCCGGCCCCGGTAGTGGGGGTCCGTCTCGTTCGTCTGGCGAGGAAGTTGAACAACTTCACCGAGACGGTCGAGTTGAGCACCCGTGGCTCTATCGACGACTACCGAGTCGAGAACTGTGTCACGTGTCGTCTCTAAGGCGGTGAACTCTGTCGCGAACGTGTTGATGAGCGACGACCAGTTCGTTCCGTCGTGGTGTGGGTACGGCGATTTGAGGTTCTCCTCGAGCCGTTCTTCGGGCGTCTCAGTCGAGCCTCCGTGTGCCATTTCTATTCACCTCAGTTCGTCGTGACGTCGATCTTGCCCGTATCTGTGTGTGCAACCTCAGCCGTCCCAATCGAGATGTTCGCTGTCCCGCTGGGGTTATCGGAGGTGCCGATGGTCAAGTCGGCTTCCTGGACGCCCTCGACGCGCATGGCCGCGGCGAACACCTGGTCGTAGATGATGTCGTCGCCGATGTCTGTGCCGGGATATTCAGTCCCGTTGTTGTCGGTCCCGCCGATGTACTTGATGATCTCGTCTTCGACGAGCTCGCTCCCGTTACCGGGGAATGTCTCTGTCGTCGTCACCGTAACATCGACGTACACGTCTGTCTCTGTCGAGTTGTCCCAGTATTCCGTGTACTCGGCCCCATCGTCTGTTTCGGCCGTGGCCGATTGAGAACCGTACGACTGGATGCCGGCCGGTCGGGAGTCAAGAATCGCCTGGGCAATATCGTCATCGTGGCTCCCCGTGTAGTGGACGGTTGCGCGGAACGATTTCGGTGGGAGACCGCCCGACCCGGTGTTGTCGACCAGATCGACGTTCTCCTCCATCTTCACGCTCGTGATGTCTTCGTGGGCGTTGTAGATCTGCGAGTGGATAGCATCCAGCGTTGCAGACCCGGACTTCGAGAGAACGTTCTCGTATCGGAGCTTGAGCTCGGCGTCTGTTTCCTCGTCACGCCCCTCCACGTAGTTCTGGTTGACGTCTCCAGTAGGGTTGGGGTTCGTCACGGAGTCGACGCCCGAGATGGGATTCGAGATAACTTTGACCGTATCAGCCGCGACGTTCGTCTCCTCTCCCAGCCACTCCTCGTCGACACTTGTCTCGTGGGGCTCCAGCGCCGCGATCTCGACACCGGTCACGTCTGTATCACCGGCCAGAAGGGTCGCACTCTCGGTTGTCTCGAACGGTATCGCAGGCTTCGTATCGGTCAATTCGGTCGTCACCTGCGTCCCCGCAGGGATCGAAACGTCGTTGCCGTTCACACTGTCTGTCGAGAACGTCACCTCGCCAGTTGCCCCTCTCCGTGGGATACGACTGATGCCAGCGATTGCGAGGAGGCGGTCGAGTTGAATCCCAAACGCATCCTCGTAGTATGAGGCGTAGTAGTTGTCTTCCTGCGCCTCCCACTGCTCGGCAAGCTCGATGGCCACCATGTCGATGACCTGCTTGAGCGGCGAACCCTGGCGGAGGTCGATGTCGTTCCCGGCCTCTTGCTTGAGTTTCGTTTCGAGGTCTTCGACGATGTCGTCGACGTGCTTTCGGTTGAACGACCCGTCACTCTGGACGCCGAAGCTCATACGATTACCCCGAAGGTGTACCGTTCGTTATCGACAAGCGTGAGGTCTATCGAGACGTCTCGCTCTCTGTTCTCATCGGGGTCGTTAATCTCGATCTCGTTGATCTCCTGAATGACATCCGAGTAGTCGTCGAGAAGTGCTTCCGTGATTGCGAAGCGAAGCTCCTCGTCAGACCCACCGGCGACCGTGAACATGTCCAGCCCGTGGTTCTCGTCGAACGGGTCTTCTCCACGAATCGTCGCCAGGGTCACTTTCATGTCCTGGACGACGGCACGTGTCCCCTCGATGAACTCGGGGCTGTTCAGCTCGGTGAGCTTGATGTCACCGTTAGCTTGCAGGGCCCATGTTTTGCCGTACCCGGACTCTCCCATTCACTCGTACAAACACCTTCTCGAATATATACCAGTTTTCGGAAAGGTATTGTCGAGGGTCCAAAATGGCTGCACGTACATATGGGCGTGCACATATGTACGTACAACGTTTCTGGTGGCATCCAGTGCGCGGTCTGATACTATTACACTACTACGACTGTAAAAGTATCTATTATTTTATGGGCTCTCCGTGACAAACGCGTTGCCGCCAGCGTCCACGATATCGATAGCTCCGCCCGATCCCGGGTCGGATGCGACACCCGTGTCCGTCAGGTAGACCGGGCTTCCGTTGACCGTGACCGAGTCGCTGAGTTTCCCCGTGTCTGGGTCGAGATTGTGACTCTGATTTTCGTGACACCCGTTCTCGGAGTCGTGATCGTGGGCGTGGGACGGGAAGTGCATATCCGCTGTCGTTTCTGTTGCCACCTCTGTCCCGTTGACCGTGAACGAACACGAGCTCGTCGACTGGACAGTCCCAGGGGCCGGGTTCTGACACTGACCCGG